TCTTTAGTAAGAACCTTCATTTTAGACAGATCGAAACTCTTAGGTAGGACATCCATATAGGAAAAAGGAGCGTGATTGGTCCCAATATCAAATTGGCGACCGAATTTTGACAAAGCCACGTCGCGCGGAGATATCTTCTCTCCATCAATCACGACTGGTTTAAGATGGGCAGGTCCGTCCTCATTAGGTGGCAAGGGCGAATTCCAATAATAAAAGATAGACTCCACCAAGGACGTCTTATCGGGCATGAACACCGCCATCTTCTTAGGAACACAACCAAAATTTGCCAATCCAGAGACACACTGCATCTGAACATCTTCTTGAACAGATATAGAAATAGGGTCATGAGTCTCAGGTTCGCCCTCAGTAAAGATCTCGAGGTCGGAACGAACAATCATGACTCCATAGGACCGTTGGCCTAAGACTTCACCACCCATATGGATAGCAATGACTTTACCGGTCTCTCGAAGAGAATAAGCCGTTCCACACAGACCCAAACCTCCTCGAATTCCATGGAAAACCAAATCTGTCTGAAAAGCATAATCCGTAGTTCCAGACTCAGCTATTTGGCTCTCATAATTCAGCACTCTCTCCACCCTAAATCCCTGAGAATCAGGTATAGGACGGAGAGCTTCGATACTCCCCCAATTGGGTAAAGCATCGGCAAAATAGGACACGATCTTTTTCTTCTCACAAAGACCGGGAAATTCCATCACACGGATATCTCCTCTAATTTCTCCATAGTCGATTATCTCAGAATAGGCACGAGTATAATTTCCAACTTTAGTAAGGGTCACGTAGCGAGTATATTCGGGAGTCGTCTCACCGAACGCATAAACCGTATGACCAGGTACCAAAGCTTTTCTCCCCGAAATAAACAGAATATAACTTGAAGCTACAGGTGGAAACTCACAAACCTTAAGAAGCGGAGTGTCTTTAGGAACCACTCTAACTTCTAGCCACTCATAATTGTTAACAACATGTTGCGACAAGAAATTCGAACCACTCTCGCCTATAACTTTCGTCTCGCGAATAGTATTAATGCGAGCATTAGCGCTTCGAGCAGCTCGGGTAACCGTTTGATCGGCCTTCTTTTTAGCTACGGGATTAGAATCATACTTAGCTTCAGAACGAGGCGCATAAGCGGCCGCAGGCATAACTGCTCTTAAAAAGACACGAATAGTTATCCAAGCCAAAGCACCTAAATAAACTCCATTCATCAATCCTCCAAAGAGAGAGCCTCGACGACAAGCCCTTTGCCACAAACGCTGCCAAAAACCTTCCTCCATTCCTCGTAACTTCTCAGTATTTCGAAGAAGAACCGAACCCCAAAAATTAGCCTGAGCAGGTCCTACCTCCTTCTTGTCTACAAGATACATTATCCAACGATCTTTGACAATCTTCATCCCTTCCTCACGGGTCATCTGAGCAGTCAAGCGAGGCAAAACCCATCGCTTTAAATAATTATAGGACATAGGAGGAAACAAATAATTCTTCTCTCCATAAAGAACCTCATCAATAACACACGCTGGAAACATTCTCCAGAGCATCCAGTCATCAATCATAAGTCCTTGGGTCTCCGGTATGTCTATATACGTCCGGGTATTCTGAAGCATAGTAGGATCAAAAGTTATAGTACAGTCTTCCTCAATAGGGCGATAAAAGTAACCTTTATCATAAAATCTCTGTAACAAACCAGAAAAAGCACCAGGTCGAGAACGATAAACAGGCTCAGGCGCGAGAGGAACTGAATCGCCAAGATCAGGCAATTCTTCCATCTCAAAAGAGGCATTAGGGATTGAGATCACTTCTTCAATCACCTTCTCCTTACCTTTACTAGGCTCTTCCTCTTTTTCCTTAGTGCCTCCCGATTCCATACGAATTCGGAGACGCGCCGATTCAAACTTTCCAGTAAAAACCGCTGGTTTCTTAATTTTAGGATGTTTATCTTTCTCAACATCTCGAGCTTCAATAGCACTAGCAGTCAAGGCAGCAAGTTCACCAAGGGACATATTAACACTAGATTGCCCATCTATAGAACCCTGAAGAAGGGTAAAAGAGCGATCTGCCTCCATATGAACAGCGATAGTCATTCGATCAACTAACGCTTCAGGACAAGTTAAAGCCATATTTTGCGAACCAAACTTAAGATCGGGCAAATTCGTAGTTATAATTATAAGTTTAGAACGAAAATATACATGAGACTTATTCTCAACGGTA